GATTGTGAATGGACAACGAGATATTTGAAGATTTGCAGGAAAAACAGGAGTTTAACGGTGACGTAGGTTCTCTGATGTCAGAGGAAAGAAAGCGAAGAGGGCAGAGATACAGCAGGATTTACTCGTTAAGGCGAGCGGAAGTAGACGATTACAAGGACGAGTGGGATGAGTTGCAGAAAGCATATGCGTGCGAGCGTGACGCTGACCCTGTTGACCCGAACTATCCCAACTCCATCATACCATTGCTGACACCTATCGTTGAAGGTCAGGTAGCCTCGATGATGGAATCTGATATACAGTACACATACACAACGAATAACCCCGCTCATCGCCCTTTCATGCCAAAGCTTGAAGCGGTAAGCCAGTACGTGAGAAACCAGAACCAGGCGCATCGCTGTTTCAAGGATTATGCGAGGATTTACGATCTTCTTGGCAACTCGTGGATTTCAATCTCTTGGGAAAAGACTTTCTCGAAAAACAAGGACAAGCCTTCCGGTTATCCAAGAATATCCGTTCCTCCAATTCTATCCATTCTGGTTGACGGAAGAATAAAGGATTACAAGGATTTGCAGTTCGCAGACTATATCATACACGAGATAGGGTTCGTCACGCTGGGTTGGGCAAGGGAAGAGTACAAGAAAGAACCTGATTATGAAAACCTCATAGGAGCTATAAAGACTGGCAACAACCGCTATGACGGAAAAGAAGTAGAAGTGCTTTCTGACGATGAGAAAACATTCAAACTGCTTCACGTCTGGACAAGAAACAACGAGTATCAGAACCTTCAACTGATAGAGATGACGGAAGACGGCTTGATCTTGAGGGAAAGCGATCCGTCAAAACCATACTATGAAAAGGTCGATAATGAATACCCGTTCTATTTTGGCAGGATGATTCCAAGACTAGGACGATTTTACGGTTACGGTGACGGTAAAATCCTGCAATGCTACCAGAAATATGAGAATAATTTGATGGATGAGCTTATTATTGCTTGCAGGTTCAACGCACAGCCAAAGACTTACATCGATTTTGCCAAAGCAAACATGAAGATGGAGCAGTACGACAGTGACCCTTCACATCCAATAGGCGCGGAGAACCCGCACCAGACAGTAAGGGTAGAACAGCCCGCTGGCGTAAGCCCTGTCATTCCAACAACGTTCGGCATCGTTCGCGAACAAGCACAGTATTCCTCAAGGTTTTCTGAAATCATGACAGGAAACCAGAAGGGAGTGTCGGCAACAGCAACACAGATCAACTCGCAGATGTCACAGGGTAATGTCGGCATAAACGACAAGAAGAACGATATCGCAACGATGATGAAATGGGTTGACCGTTACTGCATAAAACTTTGCATGGAAAAGTGGGATGTTCCTTTCTGGGCAAATCTTGGAGAAAACAGGTTTGAGCATATTGACATGTCTTTGATTGCGAGGGCGCCCGTAGCGGTGCCAATGACAGGCAAAACATTAAAAAAATACGAGAAGAGAAGGATAAAGCAAAACGATCTGCCAAACTTTGAAGTTCTGTCAAACGATGAAGGGCTGGAAATGACAGACCTTGATTTCGATGTTGACGTTTCTCTTGGAGTTGGATTCCCAAGAGGGAAGAACGACGTTTACTACCAGATCGTGGAACTGTTGAAGCTCAATGTTCTTGATACGAAACTGATGAAGCTCGTACCGTTCATAGACCCTGACATAGCAAGAGATATACTTGCGGAGATTATTGGGTTCAAGCTGAACAAGGAAGAAGAGGAACAACCGCAGAATCCCGTTGTTCCAAGCCCGATGGGCAATGCTTTACAGACAGGCCAGTCAGGGCAGGTACAGCCGCAAATGAACGGGCAGACGCCTAACCTGATGATGCAGAATGCCGCTGGAATAAATGGAATGCAGGGAGTGTGAGCAAATGGATAAGGAAAACAATCTTACAGATGCGCATATAGCAACTTACAATAGCTTTCTTGCTCCTGACCCCGCTTCTTTTGGCGTGTATAAACTGTTTGAGCAGTTCTATCCTGCATTTGCAAAACGAATTTTTCAGTACAATCCGTTTATGAAAAAGATCGTTATGTCAGGATTTAACCCAATGTTTATTCTGAATTACCCTGTTTGCGGCAGATGTGAAACGCTTGCGGCTTGGAGCGATACGATTATTGTAAACGAGAAGAAAGTAAAAACTTGTTATTGCTTTGCAGACGGTTGCGGAAGCACAACGAGGAACCCTGTTACATTAAGGGAATGGATGATTGACGAGTTGAAGCATAAGGCTCCGCCCGATATTGCGGAACAGGCGGAGTTTGTCGTTGACGATATTGCCATGTCTTTTATGAGAATAGCGAAAGCACAACTGGAAAATGTTCTAAGCGAACATAGAGGAAGTTTAAGGGAGGAAATGAACAATGGATAAGAAAAATATTTACGCAAACAAACTGACTATACCAAATTGTTTCTGTGCAAAAACGTTCGTGTTCAATGACATCAATTCGGGATTCACAAAACTTGAGGAACTTGGCATAGTTCCTGCTTCGTTCTGGGGCGGCAATGTTGAGAAGATAGGATTCAAGAAAGAGTACGGGTTCTACATCGTCGTTTCAATGCATAGTGGCAACGTTCTTGGCGTTTATGTTCATGACTCCGGCAAACTAACTAAGGCAGGCCGTGAATTTGTAACAGCGTCTTTCCCGAAAAACAATGTCGTGTTTGGAGAAAGGGTTGCGGAGCCTGAACCCGTCACGGAATCTCCCGAACCTGTTGTCAAGAAAACCGGTACGGACAAGGCGATGGAAGACTTGTTGAAAGAAAGCAAAGTTGATCTTGCGAAGATAGACATGAACCAGTTTATTCAGGCGCCTAATGTCAGCCCGCTTGCCGCCGCAGACAAGATCATGCACGAACACAGTATCAAAAAAGGAAGAACTGTGCGCAAGTAAGGATTATTGACAAGCATGTTATAATGTAGATGAGCAGACATAGTTTGCTTTATGATCTTGCATGGTGATCTGAACCATGTTTGCCCATTATGGGCATGATGAGTTTATCCAAACTACACAAAAGGAGAATAAGAATATGGACAGCACATTGAACCTTGAAAAAGAAATTGAGGATGTTGAAACCAAAGGCAGGCTTGATGCCATCAAGAGCGAGCTGGGGATGTCCGACGAGGATATTGACATCAATGTTGATGACAATGACGACGATCTTGAAGATTCGGAAGATCAGGAACAAATTCTTGAAGAGTCTGAATCTGACGAGGAATCTGAAAAGCCTGAAAAGAAACCTGCAAAGGCAAAGTCTAAAGAGATTTCTGCGATAATAGAGTTGAAGCGGGAAAAGAAACGTCTTGCAGATGACTTGAAAAAAGCGCAGGAAACGCTAGCACAGATTGAACGGCAGAAGTCGCAGGAAACACTTGCGCAGAAGTACATTGAAGAAGGCGACAGCGAAACAACTGCGAAGTACAAAGCGGCACAGGAACTTCAACTATCCGAAATGAACGAAAAGATTGCAATTTCTGAATTCAAGGCGGACAATGCGAAGCTTCTCGAAAAATACCCGGAAGCGAAACTTCACATAAAGAAGATCATGAAAGACATGGAAGCTACGGGAGATTCGGCGGAAACGCGCTGTGAAGTGATGTTCAAAGACACAAGGCCGGAAAGAGAAGTAAGGGCTGAAAAAGCGGCAAGAGGACAACTTGAAAGTAATGCAAATAATGACAACACGGTAAGCAGGGCAAACAGATCGGCAGAACAGCCGACAACGCTTACATTGACAGCAAGGGAAAAGGCATTGCAACAGGAACTGGAAAAACAGTTTGGCGAGAAATGGTCTGCGAAAGACGTAAGGAAATATATCGCCAAACATTTATAATTATAATCAGGAAAGGAAGATAATATAATGTTTAAGGTTTGTGAAATCAATCCTACTAACCATTTGTTTATGTATGCTGGAACAGGTGGCGCAACAAAAGGTGCGTTGATGGTTATTGACTCGGATACTGCGATTGAAGCGTCAGAAGGAATCTCTACGCAGATCGTTCTTGGCGTTGCGGCTGAAACCGTTGATGCAGGCGCCATGTGCGAAATCATCCCTGTTGACGGTGTTGACATTGAAGCAGATATCTATACCGGAAGCACCATAGACGAGTTTGAAGATGTGAACTGCGGTGATCTTTACGACATATATGTTGCATCTCACGTGTTTTACATTGATCCCAACGATACAACCGGTGGATTTTGTCTCGTTTCCCGTTACGACAATGCCAATGCTAAAGCGTGGATTCGTATTCCGAAGCCATATCTCTACGTTTAAGGCGAGAGCAAACACAAAAGAAAGAAGGTAAATTTTAATGGCTACTACAAGAATGTCTGATGTCAGTTATTTGCTTCTGGCCGGTAGCGATAAATCATTTGACGATGCGGTTTCCGCTCCTTCAATGCAATATTGGAAAGATGCCGCTTTCGTGACTCCTGCCACGAAACAGGTTATGAACTTCGATACGATGGGCGCACTTGGCCCCGCACAGCGACATAACGAGGAAAATCCTCCGTCGTACCAGAAAATTGAGTTCGACAACCGTACACAGATTACCTGCTATACGGAAGAGAATGGATTCAAAACGTCGCAAGAAGCGACAATGTTCGATCTTTACGATCGTGTTAAAAAGTATTCGGGGAAACCGTTGCTGGATACGCTTGTCGCAAGGAAAGAAAAACAGGTTGCTACGATCTATGACAACATGTTCACTTCAACCGGTGCTGACGGCGTGTATTACGCAAGTAATTCTCACCCGCTGAAAAACGATGCGACAAAGTACAATGACAATCTGATGACTGCCGCCGCGCTTTCTGACGCGACGCTTACATCCGGGAAGAACCAGTTCTACAGGATTTATAATCCCGCAGGAAGAATTTTCCCGACACGTCCTACACATCTGCTGATTACTCCCGAAAAGCAGTCTCTTGCGTTGCAGATTCTTTACAGCGCATTGGTTGCTTATGAACTGTCCAATACGAAGAACGTTCAGAACTCTTGGGAACCTATCAAGATCATCGTCAATCCGCATATTTCCAATCCCATGAACTCAAGCGTTACCACGTATCCTTGGTTCCTTTTGGACAAGACCTTGGAAGCTGGCGTAACACTTACGACATTCAAGGGGTTGTCGCTGTGGAATGAAGTTGACGAGGAATCCTACGTTTTCAAAGCCATCGCTCGTGAAACATACGGTGTAGGTCAGATCGCTCCTGGATTTGGCGTTGTTGCCAATCTCGGAACAAGCGCGTAATTGAACTGATTGGGGAGAGTGGAATTTCTGCTCTCCCCGGCTACTAGTAGGACGGTGCAGAGCCGTACCTGACGCTCCAGAAAGGGGTATAAACACATGGCTACTAAATTACCTTCGCAAGATTTATATCTTGGCACAGTTGAAATTGCAAGTTCCGCAGGAACACTTTATCAGGAAGGCGTTGCCATTACAGCATCAGCCGCAGAAATCAATGCTCTTTCGGGGTCTTATGAGGATTCCGTATTTACTAATCCACAAATAAACGATACTACAGCTGATCATCAATATGTCGTTGCAGTATCAGAACTTGCCGCAGACAGAACGGTTACGCTTCCTTTGCTTGGTGCGGCTGATGAATTTGTATTCAAGGATCATGCGGTTACATTAGCAAACAAGACATTAACTAGTCCTGTGCTGACAACTCCACAGATCAATGACACAAGTGCAGATCATCAGTATGTGTTTGCCGTAAGCGAGTTGGCGTCGGACAGAACGGTTACATTACCTCTGCTTACTGGCAATGACGAGTTTGTGTTCAAGGCGCATACGCAAACCCTTACAAACAAGACGTTGACCGCTCCCACATTGACAAGTGCGGTTATTACCGGCGCTACAATTTCCAGCTTGGTGTTGAATGATGGACATGAAAACCTTGACATTACTGTTACTAATCAGACGGACAGCGGTGCTACAATCACGATTCCAGATATCGTTGATAGCGCAGACACGATGGTGCTTTGCGATCTTGCGCAGACATTGACAAACAAAACCATTACTATGCCGGATGATACTTTGCTGACACTTGGAACAACTACTGCAACTGCCGCAACAAAGATTACGGCAGAATTTGACGAAACGACAACGGGCATCGGCGTAGTCAACATGGGGTCACTTGCGGCTCCAATGGTGCTTAACACGAATCCGGGCGCAACTGTGGTCGGTGAAACAATCAATATCCTGCATAGTGCGGGCGCCGGCGACTGCGATGACCTGATTGGTGCTTATGTCAAGTGTGCCGTTTCCGGTGATGGCGACAGCGGAACAACCGTTGTTGGTCACGCTTCAAGGGCTTACGTGGGCACTGCTGCAGAATCAACAACCGTTGCCAGCCAGCTCTATGGCTCTCAGCCTTGGGTTTCCCACTATGGAACAGGGGCAGTCACCGCCATGTCCGGCCTAAGTGCAAAGTGCGATGTCAATACGGGCAACTTCACGGCTACCACAGTAAACGCCGGACACTTCCATGTTGAGGGTGCTTCAACCGTTACATCGTCCATGTTTGACGGCGTGATGATTGAGGTTTACCCGGACGTCACCTGCCTGGATGCTGGGTTGAGGATCGCCGTTGACACTGGCGCAACCGTTGGTGCGGCAATCGCTGTTGATGGTGCTACTACGGACTTTGTAAAGTTTGCGGCAACTGGCGCTGGCGGCGCAACGACCGCCGATCCGACTGTTGGTTCGGCCAACTGCTGGATTAAATGCCATGTCGGGAACACTATCACTTGGCTTATCGGCTACGCGGATTCCTAAGTGAGAGGTGAAATCATGAATATCGACGGCAGATTGGCAGAACTGAACAAGAAGTTGCAGGAACAAGTCAAGGCAAAAGACACGGCTATGGCAAACATCCATTATTTGCACGGTGCTATCGATGTTCTAAACGCCTTGAAGCAGGATGCGGAACAACCGATAACGGAACTGCAAACAGAACCAGAACAAAGCACTTGATACGCATGGTGTAATGAAATCAGGTAAATAAAATTCATTTGGAATGGGGGGTATATTGCTTTGATTGTTATTAAAGTTTATGCCCCCAAAATTTAATAAGGAGAATGTCTTATGGCCGTTATTCAAAGAGTTATGAATCATGGAAGGAACAAGCCTGTTGCGATTATAGGCTTGGGAACGCTTCATACCGCCGCAGATACGGACAGAATTGTCGCTACGACAAACATGAAGGTTGGTGCATACGATTTAGCGGCACAGCCGTATTGTCCTAGCTTGATTACTGTTACGACTACAGCAAGCGGTACGGCAGACACGCAAGGAACGATTACTATTGTTGGCACGGATATCTTTGGCGTTGTTCAAACCGATGTGATTATTCCGGTTGCAGGCTCAACGGTAAGTGGCGTTAAGTATTTCAAGACAGTTACAAGTGTTACTGGTGCAGGATGGGTCATTGACGCTGGTGCGGGAAACGATACGATTGTTGTCGGCGTTCCTGCTTCCGGCGGAATCCATGCTCCGGGGATGTTGGTTTCTTTTGGAATAGTTACCGGCAATGTTTGGGTCAATCCGCTTGCAACGGCTGTTGCCGACTCAACTTCAATCCCTAAAATCGCAGGAGATTCGGAAGAACTGATGCTTGTTCCAGATACACTTAGTCTTATTGCCGATGGCAGTGGCGGTACATTTTACGCGTATATTTACGATACGATGAAATATTGAAAGACGAGATGAGAACGGAGTGATACTATGTCAACCGTTGCAACGCTAATTTCTTTTGCGAAATCAATGTATCCGCCCGCTTCTGCCAAAACTGATGCGGAAATGGTTGCGTACATGAACATGGCGCAAAATGAATTGTCGCCATATTTCGGGATAATGGCAGTTGATGAATCGATAGAAACTGTTGCGGATGATGACGAGTATGATTTGCCCGCCGGAATAAACGACATAACGGACATAGATTATATTGAGATTGATAACGATCCCCCTGATTTGGATTACATCGTTGAATCGGCAAACATGAAAGTTGGTTCGTATACAATCGCCAATCAGCCTTCTACAGGCGTTAATGTTTCCGTTACGCATACAACCAATGGAAGCGCAGATACTTTAGGAACAATTACCATAACCGGGACGGTGGCGGGAACGGCCGGGACGACCGAAGAAATAACGCCTGTTGCAAATTCTACCGTATATGGTTCCAGTTATTTCACGGCGATTTCCGCCGTTACAGGAGCGAATTGGGTAACGGATGGAACGGCAGATACCATAACCGTTGGAATTCGTTCAGACAGGTATGACAGGACAAAATACTATCCTTCGTTCAAAGACCCAAGCGCAAGGCTATCATATTCTTTCAGGCAAAACTACAATTCCTCTGGAACAAAATCGCTCGTGTTTTATCCTGCTCCGGACGAAACGGATTGCGTAATGCATATCCTTTACCGAAAAAGACTGACGGCACTATCTGAATCAAGCACAAGCGCAAGCCCGGAGTTTGACAGTCTTTTTCACAACTTGCTTGCTGTCTATGCGGCAAGAATGGTTGCGGCGGAAGGACCTAGCCCTGATGCGGAAAAGGCAAATGATTTCATGCAGATGTACGAAGATGGTGTAGGTAAACTGTGGAAACTGACGCAAGAGCAGGAAATAGAAAATCCTACAAAGCCGAAATATAACAGGCATTGGGCAAGATGATATGAAAAGTTATTTTAAAAAAAGACCTTCTGGGCAAATGAAGTCTGTCACCAACAATCTGATGGCAGGGATTAACATGCTTAAAAAATCAGATGCAATAGGTGACGACCAGCTTTCAGACGCATGGGGCGCTCAACCGGACGAAACGACCGGAGGCATATTGCTGACGGGGTATGGCAATTCAACATATACAGGGCTTGACGGCACAGGAGAGATTGTCGCGGGGATATCCGCAATGGACATGGACGCTCAAGAATATGTGTTTCTTCTGACAAAAGACGTGTCTGATTCGTTCACAAATGACTATCTTGATGATTTGGTAAAGATAGATGTTTCGGGCAATTCCCCTGTTGAGATTGACATTTCGTCTTACAATCTTTCTTACGATTATGTTTCCATGTGTCTGTTCAGCACAGAGGCAAAGAGGTTTGTTTGTTTTATCGCAAGCGATGTTAAAAAGCTGTTTTATTACGACTTTTCTACATTA